TAGGCAGCCCTGGCCCCCAGTAGAACCGTTGATCGTATGGCTGCGGGTCAGGCACCTCCGTGATGCCAATCGCCTTGCGCTCCTGCGGGCTGCTCAGCCTGAGCCAGTTGGCGGGGTACTGAATGCCAGCGTGCTTAAAAGGCACGTCCAGAGCCAGGGGTTTGCCGTCGAGAAGAAACACAGTGGTTCAGGCGTCTAGTAGTTGACACCGCTGGAAGGCTTCTGTCACTCTAGCCTCCCACGCAATCAAGGCACCATGACCGACGAAGAGATCCAAGAAATTATGTACATGCACGCAAACTGCTTCACCAATTACATCTGCTTCAGCGATCAGGGCGTGCTCGACTTTGCCCGTGCCGTGCTGGACCAGGCTGGATACAAAACACCGGAGCCACAGCCAGAGCCTATTGGTGCCAGTTATGCCGACGCTATGTGGCGCTTTTCGGAGAGTGTGGACAAGCTGCAGGGCGTGTAGTCTTGTTCTCTAGTGGGGTTAGCGGGCGCGGGCGTAGTTGAAGGGCGACTCCGCAAAACTCACATAAACGTATGTACCGCCTGATGCGTTTATCCCCGAGTTGTCACCACGGATTTTGAAACCGTTAGAAAGGAAATCAATTCCACGTGAACTCGTGGTGGCCTCTGCATTGCTCAAGTCGGCATAAAGCTGATCATCTGCAACGTTGTAATCACTCCTAGCGGCATCCATGATCTGCCAGCTATCCGAAGCGTCGGTACGCTTGATCATTAACCAGCGAACTCTGTGACCGGTATACACGAATACGCCATTTGACGATCCATTTCCGGTGTAGCTGCCGAAACTAGAGTACCCGACTACTGGGGCGAAACAGTAGGCGACGTAAGTAGCACCGGAAATGTTATTTTGATACCCAGTTCCGATCAAGCCAAACACTGTAGAGCTTGGCGCTGTAGATCCCCAATAGCCTGTAATTGTACTTGCAGCGGATGTGCTGTTGAGCTGAATAGTTTGATTTATGCCAAGGCTTTGATGGTAAACTTGCCATTCCGTTGAAGCATTTGATCGTGATTTAACAATTATCAATGACGGTGCAACTCCTAAACCGTGGCCCACGGTAACAGCAGTACCTGTTCCGGTATAGGTAACGATTGAAAATCCTGCCGTGGTGTTAGCACGAACGCTCACCGTACCAGTGATGGAGCCTGCTGTGTTCGTGACGGTGGAGCTTCCGGCGTCCCAGGTCCAGGCGACAATGGCATTGGTGTTGCCGTTCATGCCGCCATTTGAGCCAACAGTAAAACCGTCAGAGGTAAATGCAGTCAGCAGAGTCGAATCGTTGAACTCAGCAGCATCTAGGTTTGAGCGCAGAAGATTCTGAGCGCCGCGAACAGTGTCGTATAACTCGTGCGAGAAAGCACTAGACCTGTTTTTCCCCCACACCAAATCGGGCGAGAACCCCAACCCTGAAATAGTCTGCGTGCTGCCATTACCCGTGTACAGCTTCACGTCCATCACCGTGGAAGGCTTTGTGACTAATGGCGCGGGCAGGTTAGCCGTATTGAGCGCCTTGAAGCCGCTGGGGGCCGTGTAGGCAAAGGCGCGTTGGCCGAAGTTGGCGACAAAGACTGAACCAGTTGTCCCAGAACCGCCATTGTCCGAAATCGCCGGAAAATACGGCCCACTCGTTAGTCCGGTAAAAGCAGTACCCTGTGATGCTCCATTCTTGTAAAAGGCAAGAGTCCCATTGTCTGCATCAAACGCAATGCCTATGACATCGTTTGTCGTATAGGAAGCTCCATAAGAGCTTGCAGAAGCTCCTGTATATTTACTGCCCCCATTGAGATAAGACCAACCACTGGAATCTTGGCCGACACCTAATGAAAGGCTGCCGTCTGCTTTCATTATTCCGATCATGCCACCATCGGAAAAGCTGGTTGGCGTAACCTCCCAATACCATTTGCCAGAGGAAAGACCGAAAGTGGCGCGAGTAGTGCCATAAGCGTTTGGGCTGCTGCCACCTGAAGTGTTTAGATCCAGGTTTCCATTTGCCAAGGAACCATGCGTAGCTCTATCAAGAGGGTTAAGGGTGCAGTAATTCCCCCTAACCTCACCCCCCACGCCCGTATCCGTCTGCGCCCCATTAGTGGGAACGTCTACGAGGGAATCGTTTCCTGCACCAGCGGTGACGGATAGGTTGTTGGCGGTCCAATCGTTGGATCCTGCAACGTCATAACCGATGGTGGTGGTCGATGCGTTGTCGGCAAAATCAAGGTGGAACCCGTTGGTGCCGTAGCTGCCGGTATATGCCTTGGGGATGAGCTGGCCGGTGGTGGCGTCGGTTTCGGTGAAGCTGCTGGGGGTCAGCGCTTGGCCGTCGATGAAGTAGATGTCGGCTAGGTAGCCGGAGAAAAAGTTAGAAACTCCGGCGCCGAAAGATCCCAATCCATGAGCATTGGTGGCGTTTACATAACTGTCGAATGAAGAAGACGGGTAAGTTGCAGTCGAAAAAGTTTCAACTTGAACACCGTTGGCATAAAACTTTACCCTGTTTGCGCTTGTGCCTTGCGTGCTGTCAAAACTTAAAACAATGTGCTGCCACGCGGAAGGGTCACGAAAAACCTGTGTAGTCTTTAAGCGCCATAAATAACCTCCACTGTAATCGAACAGGTCGACTGCGTTATCACTGCTGAACTCGAATGAAAAGCCAACTGACGATGATGCTGCAGATGTAAATACGCATTGCGTGCTGCTCAACGCACTCCTCTTCACCCACCCCGCCCAGGTCCACGTCTTGCGATTGCCAGCAGATGCGGGGGTGCGGTTGAGATACGCCGAGTCGGGTGCGTTTAGGCGCAGGCTCCTAGAGATACCCCCTGCGGCAGCGGCGACAGTACGCAGCAGGAGCGGGTTAGCGGAACCGGGGACCAGCATTAGCTCAGGTTGGTGATCAGGGTGGCGGTAATACGGGTGCTGCTCTGCACGGCATACACCAGGCAGTCAACAGCAGCAGCAGTGGTGGTCAACGTCGGCGCGGTGCCGCCTGTGAAATCCCACTGACTGCCGTAAGCCAGCGTGCGGCTACCGGTGCCATCTTGTGTGATCCAAATCGCGCCGCTTTGCCCTGCCGTCAGGTTGCTTGGGTTGGCCAGGGTCCTGTTGCCGCCCAGCGTGACTGAAAAATTATTCGCCAGCGCAAAGTCTGCCGTGATTGTTGCGCCATCAGTCAGCGCTGAGATCGTGCCTCTCTGAGCAGCGGTAAACGTCTGCGCTGTGGCCAGTGCCGCAAAGCTCGCCCATGACAGCACGCCGCTGCCGTTGGTGCTCAGTGCCTGTGAGCTGCTGCCGTCCGTAGCGGGCAGGGTCCAGGTGACGTTGCTGCTGACCGTGGCAGGTGCCTGCAGCGCGACCCAGTTGCTGCTATCAGAGTCCGCAAACCGCAGGTCAGACTGAGCGTTGAGCGTGATGTCACCCGTAAAGGTCGCACCAGACAGAGCAGCCAGACCAAGGTTAGCGACGGTCACATCACCGATCGTGATCCATGCGCTGTTGGCGCCGTTGCGCAGCTTCAGCAGTGGGTTGGGGCTGGCACCTGTGTCAATCCAAAGCTGATACGCATAAGTGGTGGTCGGTGCTGCAGAGCCAGAGTTCTGACTGACGACCGCTGCAAGGATCGTGTTCAGCTCAGCGCGAAAGTTGGCGCCTGACTGATTTGCAATGTTGTAGTCAGTTGCCTGTGCCATTAGGTGATCTGCCTGCCGTGACCGACGGCCTGGTAGTCAAAGGTCTTGCTCACCATGCTACCGCCACTATTGCGGAAGGTCACTGTAAAGCCAGTCCTGCTGATACTGCCGACCGTGAAATAGTCACCCGTCGCCATGTCCTGTGCGGTGATGCCCACGCTTGGTGTGCCGTAGAACGCTGTCGGGAATGTGACCGCATACGCTACGGCGCCGCTGCTCAGGTTGCGTTGCTGCTCTGTGCGCCGCTCAAATTGCGTGATCACGCCCAGTTCCTCGATCACCACGTTCTGCGCCGCGTTGGTGGTAGTGGCCACAACCTTGAACTGGAACCCGCGCCCACGGTGGTTGTTGTTCACAAACGGCTGCCAGCTTGCCCAGGTCGGCGTGCCAGACGGGTTGTCGCCAGTGGTCCTGACGAAGAGTTGGCAGTTAGCCGCGCCAAGGTCATCGCCGTCGATGTCATCCCACAGGTCAATCAGGTCAAGGCGTTCGTCCCATGTGTTGCCCGGCTCGTAGGCGCGTGTTTTAAGGATCTGCTGCAGGCCAAGGTCGTAGGTGGCGCCAAGGTCCAGCGTTTCGTAAAACTGGTAGCTGCCTTCACTAGCTGAGCCGCCGATGTAATCGATCAGACCAAGGCCGTCCCAGTTGTTGTCGGTGGCCATGTCATCGACCAGCTCATCAGCCGCCAGCACCAGGCCCACCTCGGCCTCGTTGTAGTACAGATTCGTGCCGGTGCCATTGAACGGCGGGCTGTTGTCTTCCTCTCTGTATTGCTGCACCAGCAGCAGGTCCTGAGGAGCTGGCAGGTCAACCACGACTGTGGCCACGCCTGATGATTCATTGCCGAGCGAGTCAAAAGCGCGGATGAAGTAGGTGCCCTCAAGCAGTGGCACGATCTTGCGTGTGCTGCTGCCTGCAACGGCTGGCACGATGTCGTTCGCTTTGCCCCATGTCGCCGTGACATCCGTGATAGGCGTGTGCCTGATGCGGATCTTGCCGCCAATCTTCACGTCTAGGTCAACCGCCTGCGGCCAATACAGCTCAGCCGTGTGCTCATCGATCGGGGCGATGAACAGGTCAGGGATGGTGGCGGGTGGTGCGGTCTTGCCGATCGCGTCGAAGGTCTTGGCTGCCGGTGTCGAGCGCTTGCTGTTGATCGCGCCCAGTGCTGTCACCTCGATCTCGTAGCGGCCGACGTCGCTGTTGGCAATTTCGAAGTCAACCGAGCGGGTCGTGTTCGCTACCCAGTTGCCGTTGTTGTAGCGGTAGCGCACCTCATAGCTAAGTGCCCGAGCAGCAGCACGCCAGCCGATGATCAGCTTCGATAGCACCTGCCCGTTGCTTTCGTACAGCACCTCATTGACGCCTAGGTTGGTTGGCGTTTCGGGTGGTTCGTTCAGATCTGATACGTCGCGCTGGCTTAGGGGGACGTCCCGCTCGATGTAGTCATATTTCGTTGCATTATGAGCAACGGCTGTGACAGCAAAGGCGTCACCTTCTTCTTTAATCGTCAGCACCCGCCACGTTGACATCGCAACAGTTGAATCGCCAATGGTCCACGGCGCACCAGCAACAGGCGCTGCAGTCAAGACCGTGCCAGTGCTGACTGAGTTGCCCACAAGCGTTGAGCCTGCAACTACAGCCAAGGTGCCATCAGGCAGTAGCACGTTCAGGGTGAAGTTAGGTGGTGGGCCACTCGGGAACAGTGCAACGTCATCGCGGTCCAGCTTGACCACCGTCGTTGTTGAACCACTTGTGCAGCGGCCGGAGCGCACCACACCAGCACGCACAGGGTCGCCAATCTTGATCAGGTCACCAGGCCGCACCGTGATACCAGCGGCGATGTCCGTCTTGAAGCTGACGACCTCAGTCTCGTTCTGTTCGGTGTATAGCAGCCACTCGCCAACGCGGCGGGCTTGGTTCTGGCTGGTACAGGCGAACGCTGAGATCTCTGTTTTGACGACACCGAACTTGTTGATTCCTTCTTTGTCTTCGACCACCTCATAGGCAAGGTCGCGCAGGTTCATGTCGAAATACTGCACAACAGCGACGGTGTGCCGTGTCTTTAGGCTGCTGCCGCTATAGCTGAATCCTTCCTCGGTGACGTTGGTCTGGTTGAAGATGTAGCTGTAGTCCTGCGGCCGGTCCTGCGCAATCTCAAGGGTGCCATTAGCCCAGAACGGCATCGCGCGAAATACTGAACACAGATCGCTAATCAGCTTGAATGCTTCCTGCTGCGTCTGAATGACGACGTTGCACGAGAAGCGCGGCTCCTGACCTGTCTTCCCATCAGAGACCACCTCGGTACAGTATTGACTAGCGGCAAGGAAGCTCCACTTGTCAAGTTGTGCCGCGTCGATGTGATCACCAAACCCGTACCGCTTGCTGGTCAGCAGATCCCACAGGATCCACGCAGGGTCTGTTGTCCACTGTGCTGCGCCAAAGTTGCCCGACCATGTGCCCGCATAAATCAGACGGCCGTTGGTCTGGTTGACGGTGGCATTGCTAGGGATGCGCACCTTGAGGCCACGCAGGCGATACGAGCGCGACGGGATGCTGTTGAACTGTTCAGCGCTGAGCTTGACGGCGAACAGTGCGCTGTTGGGATAGGTGGTCTTGGCGTTGATCTTTTCGGTGTAGTCGTACCAATAAAAGTCGCTGTTCTCTGTCTGCTCGCCTGATGGTGCGGCATCTGCATTGACACGCACAACGCGGATGTCAACCGGTGGTGGTGCAGTCAGATCAATGCGATGAACTCGTTGGAACAAGTCAGCCGTCCGTCCTCGTATTTCTGGCTCAACAACAGTTGTAAATGGTCCACCGCTGTATGAAGTTTGAATCCTGTATTGAATGACAGCGCCCTCAACATCGCCGTTGTTCTTGAAGATCTGAAGTGCAGGCGTGCCGATCGTAACGCGCACAGCGTTGACATCAGGGTCAGTGATCGACCGCGTTACAGGTGATGCCTGTGTGACCTTGGTGTTGACAACACTGGTGCTCTGGTTGGCGTCGCCTACGTTCTGGGTATAGGTCTGATTCTGTGTGCCGGTGCGAAACTCAAAGACGCCGCCAGTTGTGTCGAAGTTGTAATCAGAAGCCTGAACGGCGGACGGGTTGGCAGTCGAGCGAAGGATCGGCGTGTTGTTGAGATAGACATCTTTCAACATCGCAATGTTGTATTCCGTCGTGCCAAGCGTGTAACCACGAGCAGATGGGAATCCTTCGATCTCGCCTTCACAGAGAAGGTCGATGATCCGCGCTACCTGCCGTGAATCAAGATTATCTTTTGTAACGTTTGCACTACCGCCACCGCCACCGCCACCACCGCCTTTGCCACCACCACCGCCGCCACCAGCACCAGCGATTAAACGCTTCGTCATGACGTAACCTCTTCAGTGTTGATACCAGCCGAGACCACGATGCTGCCGGTGAACACCTCGCCGTAAATAATCGGCACAGGCACGCCCTGACGCGAGACGTTTTGAATGCCAGAGAAGCTGTACGACTTACGCGGGTCGTTGTCGCCGTCGGTGCCCTGTTGGATTGTTGGCGTAGGGGTCAGCATTTGAGCGACGCCCCCCAAGATCAAACTGGCGCCGATGCCCACGCCGATCGACACAGCCTGTGGGCCAAGCGTGAACAGGCCGCCAGCCAGCGCAGCACCAGGCGCGAACAGCAGCGAGAATGCCACCAGCGCAACACCCGCCAAGATCTGCCCAACGCCCTCGGCACCAGCGATCACCGGGACAATCCTGATCGGCTCTTGGCTGGCGACAGGGAAATGCAGGTGCTCTGGGTGATCGACCAGATCAAGCTGATTGCGGCCCACGGTGACCTTGTAATCGCCCTCTGACAGCACACCGCGCAGGTCAGGGAAGTTGGCAAGTAGGAACCGGATCGCCTCGGCCGGTGTCTTCACAGCAGCCTTGAAACTGCGCTGCCCTAGATGCTTTGCCAGCTTGCCGTAGACCTTGATAACGCGGAACATCTCAGCACCTGCTCCTATGCCTGACGATCAAGCCCGTGCTCTTCTGATAGTAGCCACCCCAGATGTCACGGCTACTGAGCCGCCCGCGCAAATGGTGCAGGATGCGCTGCTCTCCCACATACACGGCCACATGGTTCAGGCCTGGCGACCCATCAAGCTGCATCAGGATCGCGTCGCCGTACTCAGGCTCATTGATGCCATGGTCTTCAAAGCCTGCCTCAGCGAAGCACCGCTCAAACATCGGGGCATTATGAAACTCAAGCAGTGACGCAGGCCGCTCCCAATCTGGCAGGTCAAGCGCCATCTCCTCCTTGTACCAGTCCCGTACCAGCGTCCAGCAGTCGCTCACGCCCCACACCCACTCCCGCCCGATCAACGGCGCCTGGTAACCCTCCGGCTCGATCTCGCACCACATCTCAGTGCCAGGGTTGCAGATGTACCAGACCAGCCCAGACTTTTCGCAGGCCATACGGTCGGCTTGACTTGGCTGCGCAGGTGTCTGCGGATGGCTGTGGAACACGGCGATCACCTCGCCAGCATCCTCTGCAGCAGCGTAATCGTCAGGATCAAGGATAAAGAAATCTTTGGCGGGTGCCAGGTTGTTACAGGGCCAATACTGCTCGCGGCCTTTGATGACGACGACCAACCCGCACGCCTCGCGTGGTGCATCCTTGAGCGCATGTTCCAGCGCGTTGTGTTTCCAGTGTGTCATCCGTAGAACGTACCAGCGCTTGGGAATGATCCAAAGGGTAAGTCGTTGAACTCACCAAAGCGTTTCCGGCATGAACTGATCCGCTTCCCGCATACATCACGCAACGGGTCAACGGTGCCGGTCTGCACCAGAGGTTCGACAGAGCTGGCGTAACTGGATGTCCAGAGCGGGGTGTTGGCGCCTGTGTACACAATGAGCTGACCGGTAGTCGTGATGCTGAGTCTGTTGTTGCTGTTGCCGCTGACGCCTGTGATCTCATACTGCGGACCTGCCTCCGTCATGGTGCCCAGCGTGGGGTGATTGTTTCTGAACGGGTTGTTGCTGCTCAGGGTCTTGGGCAGGTTGATCACCTCGCCTTGGTAGTAGCTGCCTGTTGAACTGCTGATTGATTGACTGCTGATGACGTTCCATGCGAACGACTCACCTGTGTAGTGATCGACAGGCAACGCAGCAGACGTGAAGGTGAACTGAACCGTAATCGTGCGGCCGCTGACCGTGAACGTTTCTGTTTGCGTGTTAGTCAATCCCGCGCTGGCAGGCGATGATCCGACGCACTCCCAACCAAAACCACCAGAGCGACCGTTCAATACGTTGGTCGGATACCAGCCAAGGAATGCCAAGCCCGTTGGTGATGCGGTGCCTACCGTGTTGCTAGCCCAGACCGCGCTGCTGCCGTTGGCGATGACTAGGTTGCCATCAGCCTGCATTGTGATCCGCCAAGTGCCATCACCACGGTTTGTCCCAGTCGCCCAGACAGGCACGTTCGCCTTGTTGTAAACCACAAAATTGCCATCGGCTTGCATGATCGCTCGATACCAACCGTTTGACGAAACGATCGCGTCGCCTTCATTCAGTGTCTCGTTGACGTTGAGCTGAGCACCAAATGCGGTTGAGTTGAAATTGGTTGCAGGTGTGGCCCCCAAGGCATTGTCATACTCATCAAAGTAGTTGCTGCCTGTGTAACCGCACTCAGCACTGCGATATTTCCACTGACAGATGTTCGCGATCACCTGCCGCTTCGGTGCACGCACACCAGCAAGGTCGAACACAGCCGCCAGCTCAAACTCAACAACGTCCCTGTTCTCGACTGACTTGCGGTCGATGTAGTAGATCTCACGTGGCATCTCCTCGTCAGCCGGTACGCCATAAGGGTTGACGCCATCAGTGAAATTGACAGGGTCGAGGAACCTGCTCAGCGTGCGGATCCTGATGACTTTCGCCCCTGTCAGGTCGTTGCCAATCGTGAACTCGTTGACGCTCAGCAGCAGCGCCGAGATATTGCCGAGCAGGTTCGAGACGCGCACCTTCGGGCGTGGTAGTTGGCCTGTGCCGTTGTACTCAAAGCCTTCCACCTCGATCGGCAGTGCTTGGTATGGCTTGCCTTTCCAGATGATGTTGCCTGTTGGTGTAGCTTGATTGGCACCAGGGTGGAAGTAAACGATCTCAGTCGTGCCGTGCAGCGAAGCGTCAAGGTGCAGCTCGAACAGCTGGATGATCGCGTAGGGGTTGGAGCTGAGCAGCTCCTGGAACATCTCGCTCATATGTCAATCACCCTCCTAAAACGTGCTGTGATTGTATTTCTGTTGCATCCAACATGGTCTGCTCGCCATTCGTCACAGACATAAGCGTTGGTCGCCCCAAACGGTGTTGTCCAGTTGAAAGGCTCCACAGCGCCGCGAGCGCTAAGGAATGACGTAATCTCCGTGCGCTCAGTATCTGTTCTGTTTTCAAACACAAGATCCCATTGCTTTAAGTCTGTATTTAACCCATACCGCAAGCGCTGCTCATAGCCATCGCCAAACTGCACGCGACGCACACGTGGTTGGCTGATCTGCGCTGCAGGGTAACTGGCGGTCCAAGTGAAAGTAGTGGCTGCCATGGTTATGCCGCAAGTAAGCCGCCAGGGCGTTTCTGACGAATCAATTCTGCCTGCACCGCGCTAGCAACGGCGCGGCCCAGCGCAGCGCCCTGCCCTTGATCGCCTTGAACGCTGCTGCCGGTGGCATCCACATTGACCACCACGTTGGTGGTGCCGCTGCCGCCAGCAACGCCGAGCCGGCCGTCGCTGCCACGCTTCAGCGGCATGATCGCCTCGGGGCCAGCCTCGCCCATCAGCCCGAAGCGGCCAGCGCCGCCGCTTGCAAACGGGAACACGGTTGGGCGAGTGACCATGCCGCCGTCAAACACGCCGCCATTGGCGAACAAACCACCGGGCCTGAGCTTGACGGTTGATAGTGCATTAGCGCCACTCAAGAATCCACCACCAGGCAGCAGGCTTTGGATCGCTTGCAAGATCGGCGCAATGATCAACATGCGCGTCACCATGCGGGTCAGATCCTCGACGACCGACAGTGCAAACTGCTTGAAGTTGAAGGAGCCCGTCGTCGTCAGACTGACGATTGCATCCTCGAGGCCTTTGAACACATTGCCCGACAGGTTGCTGATGTTCTCGCGTAGCGTGCCGATGCTTTCTAGATAGTTGGCGATCCCGTCACGGGCGCCTGATAACGCATCGGTTTGCTGGGATGCGGCATCGCCAAACTCTGACATCTTGATTGCAGCATCGAGAGCGCTTTGGCCGATCTCGTTTAGGCCGTCAATGTATTCGCGCTGTGCCAACGTGTTTTGACGATCAGAGAAAGCATTGATTGCCTCTCTGAATGGTTGAATGTCCAAGTCGCCACCAGCAGCGCGCACGTCTCTAGCGAGTTCAACGACCGCCATCGTCATCCGATCGACCTCTCTGCTAGCCTCGGCCGTCGCTTGCTGCCGGCGCAGCATCAGCTTCTCCATCGGGTCAGCGCCCACACCAGCGATCTGGTTGTCAAGATCCTCAACGTTTTGCCGATACTGATTCAGCAGATCGTTGGTCTTTTGCGTTAGGTCACGTCGCCTTTCAAACAGCCGTTGCTGCTCATTCGCCGCACGCTTGGCTTCTGCTGCAGCGCGCTTTGCGTCTGCCGCTGCGCGCCTGTCTGCGTCAGTAGTGTCCAGATCCATGGCGCGGCCACCCGTGCGGCGACCGGTGCCGGGCGATGGCGCATCGGTGAAAAGCTTTTGAATCTGCGCGAAGTCCTGCTTCGCCTGTTCAATCATGCTGCCGACCCTAGTGCGATAGATCTCGGCCGCACCGGCGAAGTCGCCCTGCACCGCTTTGCTGATGACCTGGAACGCTGCGACTGCATTCTTGATGAACACGTCGAACAGTTTCACCGTCGCAAAGATAAAAGCCGCAACTGATTGGATGCCAACCTTGATTACGCTAAATAGTGCATTCCAATCGTTCTTTGTGTCAAACAGATCCCCGAACACTTCAAGGATCGACTGCAGCGCCGGCAGCAGCGCGTCGGTCAACTCAAGCCCGAAGCCCTGCGTCTTGATGCCCAATTCGGTGATCGTGTCGTTGAACAGATCCGATCTCGCAGCGAAGTCTTCGCCCACCTTAAAGGTGAACTTTTCCATCGCAGCTGAGCCTTCATTGAGCAATGGGATCAGCTCGGCGCCAGACTTGCCGAAAATTGCTACGGCCGCGGCGGCTTTCTGCGCCCCATCAGGCATGTCAGCAAAGCGATCGGCAATCTGCTTCAGCGCTTTGTCAGATGACACAACCTGCCCATCGGCACCCTTGACCGAAACGCCTAGGGCTTGAAACTTGCGGGACAGATCCTCGTTACCCTCGGCTGCTTTGACCAGATTCACGTTGAGCTTCGTCAGACCCTTGCCCAGCGTGCCCATGTCAACGTCGGCCAGCTTGGCGGCGTTGCCGATAGCGATCAGCTCATTTGCGGCGACGCCTGTCTTCGCCTGCAGGTTAAACAACTCGTCGCCAGCATCAATCGCGGTCTTGACCACTGCCGTCAAGCCAGCGACAACAGCACTGCCAGCGATGGCTGCGCCGAACCCGGCGACAGCACTCTTCAGGTTGTTGAATCCCAGCGCAGCATTCTTGGCCTGTCCCTGCAGGCCTTGCATTGAGTTGCCCAGCCGGCGGATGCTGTTCTCGCCTTGAACATCCGCTTTGATGCGCAGCATGGCGTCGAGGTTCATCGCCATGTCACGCGCTCCGCTCGTTCAGGGCTGCCATGGCTGCGGCCTCCATCACCTGCAGGTCCTCAAGCATGGAGCGCTGATCCTCCACTTCATACAGTCTAAACACCCACGCCACGGCGCCATAATCCAACCCGATCACCCCGCCCATGCTCGTTCGCCATTGCGTCTGCAGGCGGCACCACATCAGCACCGAAGGCCAGTTTTCTTCAAACACCTCAAGGTCGCCTTCAGGTTGCTGCTCAGGCAGCGCCACGCCAAGCACAGCCGCATCATCCTGTGAATCATCCTTGATTCCGCCGCTGGCCCAGTGCTCAGCGGCCTCGATTAGTTTTTTCGCTTGGCTCCTTTGATGCTGTCCATGTACGCCTTGAGGATCGCCACCGATAACAAAGGCACCTCAAGCAGCTGCTCGAGTGCGCCTTGGCTAAATGGGATCTCCTTGCCGCTGTCATCGCTGACGCCAGACCAGCCGACCAACACCTCGGCCGCCAGCTCGGTGATGCGATCCAGTTCGCTCAGGTCTTCAAGCCGTTGCAGTTCCGCCACCATTGGCCCGACCTTGCTTTGAGGTAAGCGCTTGAACTCGCCGTCAAATGTCTGCCGCTCATGCCGGCCGCCATCAACGGGAACGTCAAAGGCGACCGGCCAGGTGTAGGTGTCGGACTGCTTGAGAACGAAGGCCATC